CATCTTATGATGAATTGGTAGAAAGATTCAATAGAGCCTCAGAGGCTCTGTAGAGTAAAATCTACAACTTCCTATGGATTAAGCCATCCACAGGATTTTAAATATGGTTTCAGAACAATAACAATACAGAATATAAACGAAGTGTTGAGACAGTGACCAGAACTACTGTCCTTCCGTATGAGATTAAGAATACTCTTATGGAAAGTATTAAGATTCTAAAACTACAATCAGCTGACGTATTGGATACAGCACGTACAGTTGAAACCAGTGAGGTTGTTACTTTTGATGGTGAAAGTGGAGACATTGAGGATTATGGTTATCAAGCCAATCCTATTGCTTCTGCTAATGCCACTGAAAATACTAGCCTTGCTAAATTTCTTTCACGACCGACCCTGATTGATACCCGTACTTGGGCGACTTCAGATTTGAACGGTTATCTCGGTTCCAATTTGGAGCCGTGGCATTTGTTTTTGAATAATTCAATTATCAAAAATAAATTGACTAATTATGCTTTTTTGCGAGCAAAATTGTGTATGAAAATTGTGTTGAATGCAACACCTTTCCATTACGGTTGTTTGCGAGTGGCATATGAGCCAAATGTGAATGCTGCAAATACTGGAGATAGATTATCGAAGATTCGTAGTAATGCGATTTCTTTAAATCCTCTAATTACTCCATTGAGTCAGCTTCCTGGTGCGTGGCTTTATCCAGCAGATAATGCTGGTGGTGAGATTCACGTACCTTTTTTTAAGACAACAGATTGGTTGAAACTTAATGTTAAGGAACCAGCTAAAACTATGGGAGCTTTGTATTATTACATTGCTTTTCCCCTAAGTTTGGCTAGGACCTCAGCTTCTACTGTTGTGACTATGGATACTTATGCTTGGCTTGAAGATGTTGAGCTCGGTGGTTCTACCGCAGAACTCACTCTCCAAGCTAAGGATGAGTATGATGGTCCAATTTCTAAACCAGCTTCAGCTTTAGCAAAAATCGCTGGTAGGCTAACAGATATCCCAGTTATCGGGAGATTTGCTCGTGCTACTACGATTGGAGCATCAGCAGTGGCTGGTATTGCATCTATTTTTGGATTTACAAACACTCCTATTATAGATGGGATCCCTGCTCGTATACCGATGCCGGGTCCCCAAGTAGCATCTGCAGAAATTTCTGCACCAATTCAAAAATTAACTCTCGATCCTAAACAGGAATTAAGTGTTGATCCAACTCTTCATGGTTTGTCGAGTATGGATGAAATGGTAATTCAGAATATTATCTCTAAAGAAAGTACTCTTGTAATGGACGGTTGGTCTACTACTGATGCTGTTGGCACAGTAATTTTTAATGCCAATGTAGGGCCGTGTTTATTTAATCGCATTGAGCTTGATGACGCTTTTGGTGTCCTTAAAGCTCGGCGTGTTTATCATACACCGCTTTCTTACTTAGGTATGATGTTTTCCCACTGGCGTGGGGACATAATTTTTGAAGTAGATGTTATTTGTACCAAATTCCACAAAGGACGTCTCAAGGTTTCTTGGGATCCTTTAGGAAGTGGCGGGGCTGCTGCCCTACCTGAGAATGTGGTTTATACCACAATTCTTGATATTGGTGTTAATAACAAAGCTACTTTCCGTGTGCCCTTTCACCAAGCTTTTGCTTGGATGAGGACACGTGGAATCTCGCGGAATAATTGGTCAGCCGGCAATGCTTTGCCTGTTGATGATCGGTTTGATAACGGACTCTTTTTGATTTCCGTTCTCAATCCTCTAATCTCTCCAGTTTCTCCGCAAAATATTGGAGTCAAAATTTCAGTATATGCTGCTGAAAATTTTGAATTTGCGAACCCCAAGAATTATCTTGGTGAATCGTCAAATACTCCTCCACCTACGTTCTTTGCTGTTCAAGGCAAGGACGAAATTGATGTTGAAGCATCTGATGTCGCATTTGGTGACACAGGATCTCAACATCCCCAGCGATTTGCTCAAAATTTTGGACAAAGTGTAGTTTCGTTGCGAAACGTTCTACACCGCATGTCAATTTATGACGTGTCTTATCCTGGGGATAGTGCAGTAGTTGGAGTTGTACCGTTTGTTAAGTCATACTCTAGGCTTCCACCTATGTATGGTTTTGACCCTAATGGTCTTTCTACTGCAAATAAAATAGTCACTGCAGGTACAGCACCATTCAATTATGTACCTACACACCCTCTAACATATGTTGCCATGATGTATGGCGCTTTTAGGGGTGGTGTGAACTATACAGCCAATTTGGCTGTTGATATGAATGCTGACACTGGTGATATCCGTGTCAATCGCTACACTGATACTGCTAACGCTGCCAATCGACGCGGTAGGCTTCTAGCGGGTGCCAATTTTGGCGCCTCCCAGAATACTATTATTCGTCTATTGAACAACGGTGCTAGTGCAGGTAGTGCTGGTACTGCTGGTGCCGCATTTACAAATTCTTGTGTCAATGGAGCTATTTCTTGGAATGCACCAATGATGACAGGTACTAATTGGAATTATTCTGATCCAACATATGCCATTCCTGGTAATGTTAATGATCAGACCCAATGGTCTTCTACGCAGCTCGAAATTTTGTTTCGACAAACTGCTATTAACCAAACTACACGGGTAGCGAATGTTGTTACATACGCTGGTTCTGGTGTAGATTTCACGTGTTTGTGGTGGCTTTGTTGCCCAACTCTTGATTACTATATAGGTGACCCCACTGCCACATAGTGGTCAATTTTTTAAAAAGAATAACGTTACAGTCGTTATCTTCTCCTTTGGAGTTTCTAAAGTTCAGCACTGTTGCTGGAGATTTTCATTTTAGGTTTTTTATCTACGAGGTCTCTGGCCTCCGTGATTTTCCTAAACATGAATTGTAATCTTCTAGCTTTTACGGCGCTGTGCATTAATTGTAC